ACCATATGGTACCTCAACAGCTGCAGAAGCAAAAGGTACTATAGTTCCTACTGGAATGAGAGATGCTGTTGTCGGTGCAACAGTAGATTCAATTACCTGCGTAGGTTTCCAGGATAAAGTACCGGCAGAATCTGCTCCTAAAAAATCACCGTTTTGAGGACCTACTACAGGGAAATCATAATTAACAACACCAACTTTTAGTTTATTAGGTAAAGAAAGATAACTAGTTGTGTCAGATGTTCTTCGTATAATGTTATCAACGCTTATAGTGCTACTAAGAGCTATTCGCTCTGAACCATCTAGCTCTAGAGAACTACCTAGAGCGTCAGCTGTAAAGTTACCTGCTGATAATGTACCAACGGTTATCCTATTACCGGTATCAATTACTATCGATCCGTTACCAGCACTAATCGAATTAGCAACAGTTAACCAATCAGTAGTAGCAGCCCCGTCTCCTTCTACACAAACTCTTAAACTATTAGTATCTGTTTCATATGCAAAATCACCGGTGACTACAGGTGATAGTGATGTTACATTAGCAGCTTTACCTTTATATTTGTTACCAACTATAACTCCCCCTGCTGTAGTACCGTCACCGACATATAGTCTTACTGTGTCTGTCGTAAAACCAAGTTCTCCACTTTCAAGAGTAATTTGTTTTCTATCAGAGTCCGTTCCTCTCCTAACTAGGAGCTTTAAAAGAGTGTTTTCTAAAATTTCTATTGCCATTGTTTTAAATATTTAATTACCAACCATATACTGGAATTGCAAATCTATCATATGCTTCACTACTTCCTGTATTTCTCACGTCTCCGGACAAAGCAAAAGCAATAAACCCGGCGGAACTTAATTGAATATTATTTCCGGAAGAATCTAAACCGTTGTAAACCTGTTGATCATAAACACTACGCCCATAACCAACAGATTTTTGATTAGGCGCGCCGTTGAATATACTCATAACAGAATCTTCTTTATACTTAATAATAAAGTTTATACCTATTGCGCTCAAACTGCCTGTTGTAGCTGCTCCAGGAAATCCTGGATGGCCTATCGGTGTCTTGGCTCCTGATAAGAAGAGTGTATTAGTACCCGGACCATCCGCATTATTACCATATAACATTACATCACCACCAGTTAAGTTAGGCACTCTAAATAAAGACCCGCCAGGATCAGGCGCGCCGTAGGCAGTGTTCCAATTTCCACCAATTACATCATATAAATCACTATATTCTGTATCTGTAGAATCATACGTTTCACCATCACATAATAAGTAACCAGCTGGTATTGTTGTAAAGGCACGAGCATGTGGTAAAATACTACCAACAGGTATGCTATCTTGCGCGCCTCCGCCCAAACTAGTTGCAGTAATTATATCAAATACAGAGCTCTGTATATCTTTAATTAACCCGTTTTTAGTAATCAGTGATGGGAATTCATTCTCTGAAGATGTAGCTCCAAAAAGAGAGACTTGACCAGTTTCAGTATCTAAGGAAAATGTTTGAGGATCAACACTTCGTAAGCTAGATTGTAATCTATTAGTAACACCGTTAATAGATAACCCACTATCTACCAGTAAAGCGCCACCCTCACCAGCCCAACTAGATACGCTAATAGTAGTTGCACCTAAATCTTTTAACTTTAATCTATTACTCGCATCAAATTCGAACTGATCGGGATTAATACTAAGTCTTAGTTTATTATTATCTCCACCAACTAACCCTGAGGATAGTGCAGAGTTTGCTATTTCTCTTTCAGTAATAGATTCTGCAACTGGTGAAATTTTTAAATTAGATATTTCAAAATATGTTGAATTAAGATTAACTGATGCAACTCCACCGACACTTGATAGTAGACCATCACCAAAGAAATCGCTAGTTAAATATTGAGCATCAAAGCCACCCTTTTTAACTGTTAGTTTATTGTCACTGTTAAATTCAATTAGTGTATCATCGGACACAGGTCCTATATAAGCATATCCAGACAGAGCATCATTATAATTGGTTGATGTTAGTATATACAACAAACTATTAGCATAACCAATATCACCTATTTGCAGACCAGGTGAAGACTCTGGACCTAGACTAGTTGCTGCAGCAAAGGGACCTATATTTTTATTGCCAACAGAATTACCGCCATATTTTGCACCATCACCAACAAATAAACGTTTTGTATCTAAAGTATATCCAACTTCCCCTTGATCTAATACAATCTGCTTGCGCTGAGCATCAGACCCTCTTCTAACTTTTAATTTAACTATAGTAATATTTGCCATGATTTTTTATGCTATTCTTTTCCATACATATACACCGTATGATGGTAGTATGTTGTTATGAGCTTTATCTTCTCCTGTTGGGCCGGAATCTACTGCATTACCTGACCCTTCTTCTCCTTCTAATACTGATGTATCACCTGAATAAATAGGTGTTTCGTTATGTGATGTTTCATAGTCTCCGGCTTCTGCTTCACCAATATCTATCGCGCCTAATCGTTTTGCATATTCGTATGGAGACAAAGTTGAGAATACGTCCACCATCCCGATCCCTCCCATTCCTCCGGTGCCTTGACCGGTCGCAAAACCGCCGCCGACAAGTACTGGTACGTCAGCAACAAATCTTGACTCACCATTCCATATACCTATCATCTCTTTAAACTGATATCGTTCAGCAAAATCACCAACCATATAAAGAGCTCTTTGTTCTTCTGACATAACACCCACTGCAGCACTTCCTCTCCCAAATTCAAAATCTAAAGCATATAACCAAGGAGAGTTTTGTTGTTCGTCTTCATTACGTACAACAGTCCGACATCCAAGTTGTGAATAATTACTATTTGGGTACACATTTAATAGTTTTCCTAATGAAAGCCGAGCTTGTACCTGTTCAGCAAAACTAAGTGTTGAGTTTGTTGCTCCAGGTCTTGGAGAACTTTGCGTCGTTCCTGTACCTGCAGGATTAGATATTTGTACATCTACAGCTCCAATGTCAACGTTATGAGTGTGAGCTGGTAATTGATCAGGTGTGAGTGTTACTTCATATTCACCGGCTATATCTCCGGATCCTCCACGTTTTCCTTGTGCTTCTTCTTCTTCACCACCAGGACAAAACTCTCTTTGAACACCATTTTTATCTGTTAAAGTTCCGGTACCAACTAAAAACCTACCCTGCGCAACACGTTTCCACGTAGTACCAGCAATTCGATCTGTAGGGTTGTTATCATCAAACGTTAATTGTAAACAACCTACAGGAAAAAAAGCATCTAGCCATTCTATTGGGTCTCTCGTTTCAAACCCTTCTGGGTATATATAGTTATTAACAATTACCCGCTTACCGCTTAAAGCTAGCCCTGTAGAGTTACCAGCACCGTCAAATACTTGATTTAATGGCCCAGCCGGTCCTAATTCTGCTCCACTTAAATGTATAAGTGAAGTATATAAATCAGAAATAAATTGATTCTCTAAGCTTTCCGGCATACTATTATTTATGTCATAATTTCGAAATACTACCAAGCTAGTTTCTATCTAGCTCCATATATTACCCCAACATTTGCAAAAGTTACATTATTTCTACTAGCCCCACCTGTATATACAATAGCCGCGCCGCCTTTACCTCCTTTTGGTCTTTCCGGGCCGCCACCTCTCCCTACTCTGGGTTTATGGGTCGCTCTTCCGCCATCAGCTCCCCAGCCTCCACCACCACCAGCGTTGCCCCAGTTTCCACCTTTACTCGAAGAAACATTTGAGCCTTTATTTCCCTTACCGCCACCACTACCACCGCCCTTAGCTCCTCCGGCTCCACCGGGATTATTTAAACCTTGATCTCTTAAAATTCTACCACCTCCGCCACCACCGCCGTGTGGGTCATCACCATCCGCCTTAAATCCGCCAGAGCCTCCTCCGCCTGCTTCGCCGCCCTTACCCTGTAGTTTCGGTGTATAGGTGGTACTCCGAAGCCAGTTTTTTCCGTCGTTCCCCTTCTGCCCGATCTTACCACCACTACCACCATGTGAGTATTTACCGCCAGATGAACTTTCTTTAGCCCCGGTACCACCCCTACCACCACCGGCACCGCCGCCACCACCACCGAAGTTACCAGTTGTACCAGCCGTTCCCCCTCCGCCACCTCCAGCAATTGCATTTCGGTTATTAATTATTATCTTAGATGTCGTCCCTATTAGTATTCCAGGGCCACCGTCCCAACCAGTAAAATATCCACCACCGGGTGGCTTGGGTCCTTTCTTTTGCTTTGTGTCGGCGTAGGATCCACCATCCCCGCCTCGACCCATTATTTTTCCGTGGTTTTCTAAAGTTAATCCTTTAGGCCACGCACCATTAATTATTAAACCAGCTCTATCAGTACGATCTGACCATAAATATCTTTGCCCAGCTACAATTATATGCGCTGCATCGGATCCATTCCATCCTTTTTCTAAAGCCCAGGCTCTTAAATTAAGATTTTCGTAACTTTTCCTAATAACCCCGCGCCATGTTGTCTCCGGTTTCGGTGGTGGTGGGATTGGTACACATTGACCGTTTTCATCCTTTTCAAAACCAGGCCCGCAACCCGGGTCTACTGGTGTCTCACCTACAGGACATTCATAATCCAAAGGAACGCGACGCCATACGTATACACCATAGTTAGGTAGTATATTATTATGACATACTGTTGCACCTTTAGTTGCAGTTGTACGCGTTACACCCTGCCCGGGCACTTGCTCTAACGTGGTAAGACCGTCGTATTGTTCGTCTGCATCTAATTCTTTTAGCATGTTTACGCCCTCTAAAGCAATAGCTGCTTCTTCTCGGCCCAACACATCAACAATAATATTTCTAGCTCTTATAAGATCACGTGGACCAAACGTCCCAGGGTGAACTTTAGCATCATTTCTTGGGTCATAATTACTACGTCTGATAGTAAAGTCACCAACACCAGGATCTGGTTCCCCAGGTAGCGAAGCACTACGAGGCGCCGGGGTGTTAACTGGACGAGGCGCGTTTTTAACAAAAACAGAAACAAGTTGTTCATTTATTGTAACTGTTGCTAACCCTCCCCAACCTGGTCCGCCAACAGCTGTACCGCCCCAGCCTTCTAAAGAAAAATTAGATATCTTAGGGCTAAAGTCGGCATCAGTATACCGATACCCTTCAGTGTGTCTTTGCTTAATCAACCAATCTCTATAATTTTCTTGTCCATCATACGATGTATTATTTTGAAACGCTTGTATTTTATTTTGTTCTAAAAGATACCCATATCTAACATTTGCAAAATTACCTAGTAGCTGAGGCTGATCACTAATAACTTGTCCGTTAAACATAGTTAGACCCTGAGGGTTAACCGTATCACCGAAATAAAAACAAAACGTCTTACTAGTATCAAAACTACCTATTTCTTTAGTAGCAGGGTTTACTGTGTGAGTATGCGCAGGTAGTTCCGAAGCGTTTATTTTAACACAATACTCACCTGCTCTATCACCACTTTTTACACCGCTCAAGCCTGGAGAAAAGCTATATGTATAAGGGGGATCATTTCGATCACTACCTTCCCCAACGCCTACCATAAATGCACCATTAGACTCTAAACACCAATTAGTACCGGCAATTCTATTTTTAGGGTTATCGTTAGTAACAGTTAGCATTATGCTATGCATAGGGTAAAATGCATCTAACCACTCAGTTTGTACATCAAATCCCTTTGGCTCTATATACCTGTTTATTATAACCCTATCATTAAGAGCACTTAACGATAAACCAGTAACACGACCATTACCCGTGTAGACGTCATTTACAGGCATAGCTAATACGTCTGCACCACTCACGTGGAGGAGGGAAGTATAATAATCAGCTATACGTAACCCTGTTAGGTTTTCTCCAATGTTCTGTGGTGTAATATCTGCCATAATTAAACGTCTACTGTTATTTGTTCTTCTTCTGTATCATCATCTCCAGCTGTAATAATGTTTATTATAGCTGCCTGTAGTTGGTAAATTTCATTAAAAACTCTAGAAATAGAATCATATGTTACTTCTTCATTTTCATGAAACTCAAAATCTCTAAAGTTTAAATCTATACCTTCATATGATACATATTTACGTAAAATTGGAATTCCCTTTACAATCTCTTTAACAGGTATCTTACTACCGTTCAAATATATACTAATAGTATCTTTAATAATATTTTGAAGTTCGCTATTTAAAGAGATACCCAAACTAGATTCACAACTAGTAATCTTTTCATATAAATTAGGTAAATCAAGAGGTATATAATTTTTATATTGAAGGCTTGAATCTTTAAACAAATATATTCGTCCTATATTATGTAACAAGTAAAATAAATTTGAGCTGTTTTTAGCGAGAATGAGATTAATGTTATTAAAGAAATTAGATTTTAGTAAATTGGAATTAAATTTCTTTTCTATCTTGTCAAATCTCTCTCTCGTGGTATCAAAATACATATCTTTCAGATACAATAAATTATCAACAGCTGGTATACCAGCTGCATGGGCTGGATTAGAAATAAACCTTGTTGATATTGACCCTTGATCGTTTAAAGTAAATATATTTGAATCAGAGCCAGAAAAATAAACAGCAATTTCATTAGTAGCATTATATTCATATTCAGGAACATAACGGTTAATTATTTTAGGATTTATCAACATATAACCTGCATCTGCTTTACCTAACATGTCAACGTCAATGTGATACATATTATAGGTATAATTTGTTATATCTCCTAGATCTGTTATAACTAATATACTATCATCACTATCTCTTATATCAAAAGCTACAATTGTTTCACTTGGATCGTTTGTATAAATTCTATCGATAAACTTTAGTGAATTTTTATCATGAATTTGTATTTGTACGTTTTCTTGTTCAGCACTTTGTGCTCTGTAACCAAGGAGGTTGTTTCCAATTTCTACTGTATCGTTTAAAGGAGTAAACGGCAGAGTAACCCTATCTACAAGCTTAAAAACTCTACACGGGTTAATAAAGCTATTATCATAGAGACTTAATACATTACCTTCTCCTAGGCTATATAAAACATCAGTATTGTTATCGTATGTAAACTTACTATTACCTTCAAATGGATCATCGTGAATTCTAACTAATCCACCGTTTTGAACAAAACTACCCGAGAATGTATATGAATTCGTGGGTGTAGTTGTAAAATAAAAATAAGATTCATCATCATATACGAATAATTGACTATCTACTGTTTCGTCTAATACATCAACGTCAGGTATTTTATCAACACCATTAAAGGGATCTATTTGAACCGGGAAATCATTACTTTTAGCAAGAGATAAATCATTATTTCTTAAATCAATTGAACTACTTGATACGCCTAGAAAATAACTACCACCGGTTTGTGTTGAATTACCAAAATCCAAAATATCAGGGTTAGAGATAATACTAAGAGCGTATAGGTGTAAGTTATTATGGTTCAGTAGCTGTAAATTTGTATCAACAAATGTTTGATCTATTACATTTCTAGGAGATATTGCAGGGCTCTTTATAACTGACCGATCAACCGGAGTTGTAGTTCTATCAAATTCAAATTCATTTAAAAAACAATTAGCTAAAAAAGTATCATTAGCACTAAGAATTTTTGAAGAAGAAGTCCGTGATTTTCCTGTATAGGCCACCCCGTCTACAATATTAAATAACCCAGTGTAGTCGTCACCACTTAACGTAAAAGCATTTCCAGTAGTATATTTAAAATAACCTATCATTTGTAGTTTACTATGTTTACATCGTTAATAACTGCTGACTTTGGTAAGGAATTAACAATATTTGTTTTTATTATATCACGAAGTTCATCAGTAATATTACCATCTTTAATATTTAAATTTTTAACGTTAATATCAACTACATTACTCTTATTTTTCAAATTAGTATTAATAGAGTTTACAGTGGTGATAGTATCAGTTAAATTTCTTTGCCCACATGGAAGAGATATAGACAAGTCTTGAATACTATCAATATTTGTGCTAAATATAACAGCTAGTTCTTCATATTTTTCTAGAGGCTCTACAGCTAGATACAAATCGCTAATAAAATTCTGTTCAGTAGCTTCATTATATAAAATCTCTATTAATTCACCTTTTTCCAGATTACTAAAAGACCAATCTGTTACTCTCCCCGGGTTATCTTCATCTAATTGCATATTACGTGTAATCCAATTATATAGAGTACTACTTCCTGTACCGTACCCACCTGGTAATTCTACCATATCCCTTGTCTGAATCGACGGTTCCGGTCCCCAATGCTGTGGAAATAAAATTCTAATTGGACCGGTGTTTACTTTAGTAGGTTCCTCTCGTTCTGTTCGCGCGCGAACAAAAATGTCTCCAAATAAAATCCTCTTTGTAAACAACTGATATGCACCCACTTTAAAGGTAAAAATAACATTAGAATTTAGATACAAATTACATATACCTTCAATAGCATTGAAAGATAAAAATATGTTATTTTTATCAAACATATCAATTTTAAATTCATGTCTAAATGTATTAAGCAAAAGTCTCTCTTCAATAGTTGCCCCAGTTGTACTATTATCAAATAATGCAAATTTAAAGCTTATTTTATCATCCACCTTAATAAAACTCATTCCACCTTTAATATCATTACTACCTGATATTATTTCAAAGTTTCCTGCGCCATTCTGTACCGTAAACCCTAATGCAAAACCACCGTTATCGTTAATAGTCTTGTAGTAGTTGGTTACTTTACCATTAACTTGTGCTGTATCGCAAAAATTAGTTGGTGATTTTTTAATAAAATCATCTTCTGAAATTCTCACATACTTGTAACGCTTATTAGGTTCAAATACTAAATCGCTTTTCTTATCTAAATACAATTTCTTTTCAACTGATGATTTTAAAGTTGAATTAGAGGCGATAAGATTTTCAACAGCTAAGTCGTATGTCACATTATAAGCAGGCGAAGCTGCTAAAGCAGCTTCTTTAGAAACTAGGTCTGGGTAATAATATCTATCTACCCAAATACCTTCTTGACCTATAGCGCCTGATAACCAAGTACATAGATAAGTAACATCATCATCCTTTATTGAATTATCGTCTAGACGGTATACTCTATCAGCTAAATCAGGGCGTTTAAACGCGAATGAGCCGCATTTAGTAAATTTAGTGTCATTAATATTAAGTTTATTAAATGGAGCCATTGACGACGGCGTAGTAAAAAATGTAGTACCTGGCTTTATAACAATATCAAAATTGTTGTATACAAAGTTAAGAGACAATACTTCATTTCGCTCGCTATCTATATCTGAAAATATTGAAGTGTATCTTCTCAAATCTTGTGAAAATATTGTAGTTTCAGAAGTGGATAGTAGGTTATTAGAGGAGGTAAATTGCTCTTGTGTATTGACGATATTTTTTAAATTATAAAAATTAAAATCCAGATTTACGCTATTTGATGAGGTATAGAGGAGATAATTCGATGGTAAATTAAAATCACTAGAATCATTATCTACTCTGCCAATATTATTATAGGTAATAAAGGAAGCATTATATGGCGACGGTAAAGTTAAATTTAATTCTTGATTTATTTTTATACTAGAATCAGCAATATAAAATTGATTTATTTTAGCATCAGTTGATAGTTTTTCTGCAAAGACCTTACCATTATCACCTATTAATATATACTTACCATCACTTTTGGATGAGTAAAGATTTATATAACTATTTGTGGTATACTTTAAAAGATTATATTCTAGATTAAAATTTTCAAGCGGTAGTTTATTTTCTGCAACAAACAGCGTTTCACGTTTATTGTTTACACTAGCATCATCTGACACCACTAAGTAGTATCTTATATTATTATTAGAGCTTATAGTACTCACTCTACATGTAAAATCATCAACAAAGGTAATATCGAAATTGCTAGCATCTGATAAGTCAGAAGTAAATGTAGTACCACCGTAAAACTCGACATCATGTATAGCATTTGTTTCCTTGAAACTAGATAAAGTAGCAGGCCTAAACAACAAATAGTTATCACTCGATGTTGTAAAATTAAGTGTTGTAAAAAACGATTCAGGCTTTACATTAATTTCTTTATACGTAGTTATATTATCTAATAATACGTTATCAGTAAGATAAAAGTTAGTGAAGTTAAGGTTTTTAAAATCCTGGATCCCAGAAAGAGCATTAATAAAATTTAATACGTATTCGCCGTTAAAGGTTTGTGAATACTGATCTAAAGTAAGATCTGTTGGACATATTGTAGCCTCAACAGAACTTAAAGCACTTAGACTCGATTTAACTAAACAACCCATTTTATATATTTATACCTACTTTTCTTTATAAGATTTGTTATCAAGATGTACGATATAGTTACCTTTTTGTGTTAAAAGCGATACACGCGAAGTATTATTTTCATCATTCATTAAATCTAATCCTACAATCTCCATATCCTCTACGCTTTGATAATAGCTTTCAGAATTAGTAACAATTGTTGCACTCATCTTTGTAGTTTCACCTGTAACATATCCTACATTCATTTTAAACGTGACCTCCTTTTTTAATGCGTAGCTAGAAGGATAGTAAATATGTTTATAAGTATTAGTTAAAAATACAGGAGCTGCGCCTTTTTGTATTTCAGGATATATTGATTGTGTTTTATAATCTCGATAAATTGTTAAGTCCGGCTCTAGAAGCTCTGATTTATCACCCCAGTCTATACTAACATAATTAGGAAATATTTCTGAATAGATATCGGAAATATCTAGAGTTACTTCTGTAACATTGTATAGGTGTATAGTATCAAGAACTATTTCTTGATCTATTTGATCTTTGTCTGTTCCAATATCTAGTGTGTAAGTGTTCATAGTATAAGTGCTGTTGCTGATACTTTAGTTGAGAGAGAAGATAATGTTGGAGTTCTTGCAAACTCAGGAATATCATGAGTGGCGGTTATAGGCGGAGTCTGTGAAGACAATACAAAATTTAAATTTTCCAAATCAGCGGCACCAGTTTTAAGTTCATTGTTAGCAAACGTGTAAGTAAATCTGCTGTTATTACTGCTAAATGCTGTGGTATCTAAAAACTTTACATCATCTCTATATTCAAACAAATAATTTAAAAACAACGGGCCTTTATTTAAGTCTTTTATCAACACACCTAAATTAAATTGTTCATTATCGCTACTATACGTAAGAAATGGTTTACCGCTTTCTATGTATACAGATAACGGAGCCGGGTCTGATAGATCAAAATAGCAAGACGAATTAGCTGCAGAATTTCCTGTTGTTGGAAATATTACTTCAGTTTTATCTTTACTAAAATCATATTTATAAATTTTAGGGTATAATCTGTTGTCCTTTAACGTTAACTGCTCACGAACAAGTCTACAGAAAAATACATCATTACCCACCCTTACTCTATTACTAACCTTATCAAAGAAACTTGTATTTATAGTTAGATAATTTGTAAAGGTTATAGGTGAAACAAAAACATTATTTTCATACTTTGTTTTTTCTGTAACTAAGAAGGTGCTTGTTTCAATAAACAACGTACTATACAGTAAATCAAATTCTTTAACTGCTGCAGATAATTGATGACATACTGTTGTATTATACTTACTAGGGAAGTAATCTATTGCATCAGTTAACAACTTTACTGCAGGTTTATCTGGAGCTTGATTAATATTTTTTACATATATTTTACCACTGTGTTTTTGTCTATCAAATAAACGCTCATTTGCAGTATCAACAGTTGTGAATGAAGTGGTTTCAAAAACATCGTCTTTATAATCAAAACCTTCTTCAGCTTGGGTATAATTAAATATAATGTTATCTGTAAATCTACCACAATCGTAGTTACTTACACCGTTATCACCTGACAGCCGCGCATTGTACTCAAAGTTACCTGATAGTTGAGTAGTCCAGGCAGCTGTCGGGTCGCATAAACCTCTAAAAATAGTAACTGCGGATAGATCGTTAGCAGCGCTACCATCTATAAGATCAGAATAATAAAATTGTAAAGTGCTAGATGCATAACCGCTCAATCCGGATATTAATAAATCACCTTGTGAAGTAGCACTAGTTGGATCTGCTAACGTCTCAGTATCCGAAAACATAAAATATGCTGCTTCTTTTACATCAGCATCTATTGTTAGTGTTTCTGGTCTCCCGTAATCTACTTCTAACCAGTTTGTACGGTTTAAAGTATCTACCAAATATATAATACGCAGAAGTAGGTAAAGTAACCAAGCTGTTGGTAAATGATGACAGCCCTGATCTTTTTGTCTCGGTATATGTTGAACCATCTACAGTACCGTAATTAAAATTATATCCTTCACCAAATAAATCGTCAAAAAATTGATAACCATTTAACACGAGGTTTTTGATTGTATCAGGGTCTTCAGATACAATATTATTTCTGTAATAATCGTTATCTTTGACTAGTCCAAATATGTTACCAAAAAGGTCTTTTTTACTATCGTCTATATAACCCTCATTGTACAAATAGGATAAATCAGTGTTTAAGTCTCTATCTTCAGCAATTTCTGAATTGTAACCTAAAAACGATGTACTATTCTTATCTGCGTTTGGTTGATTAATTGCAATACCCTTACTTCTATTGTTTATAGATCTAGATGTATCAACAATAAATGTTAGTACATCTTGATTATTAGTAAAAAGATTTGGATCAGGAAATATATAAAACTGACCTGGTTCGTAAGTATCTTTAAAGAAAAAATCTATTCGTTTTCCTTGTATTGCTACAATACTAGAATTATGTGGTCTAAAAAATCCTAAATCCCTTTCACTAATAATATCATCTGAAAAAACTGACGCTGTTGATGGGTAATTTTGATTTAAAAAGTTAGCATATGGCTTATCTGCTTCAAAAAGCACTCCCATTTGTGCCCGGCCATTTTCATCAGTTTCTAGATAATAAAAATCCGTTCCAATAAATTTTTTAGTTTGACCTCGTTTATTTTCAAATAGCTGATCAACTTCTTTAAGCCTTAATAAGTCTGTAGCAATTCCGGTAAAAGTCTCTCTAATTAACGAGCTGTCATTATTTAGAAAAATGTTAAGGGTGGGAAGACCATCTGGATCATATTCTACAAAGTTTTTTCCATAATCATCAGCATCAGGCTCAGAGTTAAAGTATTGTGAGAAATTATCAAAATATTCAGTTAATGTAATAGATAGATTATCTTTAATTGTTTCAATATTATAATCTAATGCTGCGGTATCGCGATTTTCTAAGTATTCAATAACTAAATCTTTAGCTGCTTGTTCTATTCCTATATTACTACCTCTTACTTTTGACTTAGTAACAGAGTAATGCATTAACTGTCTCTTCTTCTTATAGTATGTAACAATGTCTCTAATTTTTTTACTAAAAAAGGACATAGCGATACGAAGATCATAAGTATCATCAAAGTCGAGCTGTGTTAAGAATCGCTGCTCTGCTTTAGTTGAAAAATTTAGAGTAATATCTCTAAGAAATTCTTTATATATATCTTCAATAGTAGTATTGTTATTTCTTTCCTTACTTTCCGCTTTTTGATTCCATCTATTTAAATACCTGTTATAATATTCTGCTAGTGTATCCGGATCATAGTCTTCAGTTACCGATTTAATAAACTGAATAAAATTAAATGGAGCAAATTTATCTAAAGCATCCCGTGTGTTAACATCCGGATTGGTAATAGAGAGCGGAATATTTGGAAACCCTGTTACAATGTTATCCATTAAACATATTTATCCTTAAAACAAGGATAGACTACTAAATAAAGAATTTCGAATTAAGATATCAAAAATATTTCCATCACCTTCCAAACTACTCAATGGAGTTGTATATTCTACAGTAGTTTGGCCTGTAGTGTAGTCAATTAAACCGTCTAACACGGTATCATCATATACAGCTGATAATGTGTGGAAATCGTAATATTTATTTGTGACAGCACTTAATGTATAAGTACCAGGAAGTACCAACGGCCAACCCCAGTTAGGACCGCCACTTGTATCACCGGTAGCTGTGCTAAAATCACTTAACATATATGTATTTGTGTTACCGGAAGCTAATCCTAAGTTCAACCCGCTTAATGCGCATAGAGGCTGAAATGTGTTCAACCTTGTATAGACGTTACCAAATCTTTCATAAGCAACCAAATCCTGACCAGCAGTCACTTCATAAGCTAGTGTATTATCTATTTTAGGTCCGAGATTTTTACCATATGTACCTTTCCAAACATGTGTTTTAGGATCAAAATTTTCATCAAATTTATTTTTAGTACCTCTAAATTTATTGTAGTTAACGCTTAAGATATCAAAAAATCTCTTAACAGCTTGCGGTGATTCAGCTCGTGATCTATCAAACACGATACCATCTTCACCAACCATATCCGACATTGATATTAGTTCATTTATACCACACATATCTATGTCTGCACTATTTTGCGCAAAGTTAAATATTTTTTCGTATATCTTTTTACCTAAGACATCATGTCGACTGCTAACATCACCAAATATAGTACCGATAAAGTCAGTAAAGAATACGTCTTTATCTATTAATATTTCTTGAAATCTTAAATCTTTAATTGTTTGTTCAAAATCGAAATTTTCATTACGTTTATAAAATTCATAGTGGTTCTTAGGATAACACGTGAGAGTAGTAAACCCAGATGTTAAAAATGTTGTATTTGTGACAGTATCTTCATATAAACATTGTGCACTTAAAATTAAAGCAGCTGGGTGTGTTGATATAGTGTCATTAAAAGTAAAAAGACCCCTATACCAAAAATCCGTTTCAATTGCAGATAGAGTAGCGCTGAGACTTTGAATTGTGTAGTTAGATGTATCAATTGTGGTACCATCGCTAGATAATACTTCAAATTTTAATGTACCACCTGGGTTAACTCTTGCGTCACCTGACCCTGCAGATAGAGTCTTCATGGTGTAGTTATTGGAGTTTTTTGGCGTAATAATAAACGGAATTCCTAAATTTTTATATTGTATAGGACTAACATTAAATGAACTCACTTCGTCACTTTCTGCAGTCATTCCATTAGAAGAAAACTCTAACCCTTTTATTTTTTGTATTGAAGTTGCTCCAACATGTGATGATAAAGTGACAGTAAAATTGTTTGTATAGTTATTATTTTTATAACCTGTAATGCTATTAGAGAATATATTATCTCTATCCTTAAAGAAAGAGATATTAATTGGGGTTGTTTGCTCTTCTGTTTTAAAATAAACTATCTCCTCTCCGGAGCTTCCAACTAAAACACTTGAAAGACTAGAACTTACACAATTAACTATTGATCCTGAGGATAATTGCACATAAACATTACTTGAAGAAAGTGATACCTTTTGTATAGGCACATATTCGCTAGCTGATAAATTACCGATATATTCTTTGGTATAAAAACAGTGATATTTTTTAAGGTGGTTATATCTATTAGCCTCTAAGTTGAAAAAATTATCATAATTAGCTCCCGATACACTAAAATAAATATCTTGGTGATCTTGATAGAATGGTGTTTGTGAGTTTATTGTAATAGCTTGAGAAAACTCTCCTGTAGATAAATTTAAATTAGTGGTGCCGTCGCCCCATTTTGCTGTAAACGTATTGGTAAAATAGTCATGTATATTAACATCTGCACTATAAGAGGCTAATATAGCATTATTATTACAATCTCTTAAAACCATGCGTACTGTATATTCCCCTGGATACTGATATACATGCTTACTTGTTAAATCGTAAGCAAAAGAACCATCACCAAAATCAAAAGTAACCTTAGATTCATTTATAGGTGTATCCCTTTGATCAGTATTAGGTATACGTGTCTTAAACGTAAGAGGAGTTATAGATAGATTATAAGAAGATAATACCGCCTCATTTTTATAATCTACTATATCAAATGTTGCATAGTCTGTTTTAATATTACTCATCTATTACTTTTATGCGCTTGGCTACCGTGAGGGGTGAATACAAGTAAGGAAATTTAAAATATGGGAGTGTTATATCTTGATTAACTAAACTGATATCACTTTTTTCATATAATGGATTAAATGCCAAAAAGGAAACAGTGTTTAAACTACTACCATCTTTTTCATTTTTAGTGTATATGTTTTTTACACCTTCAAGAGTGAGTATCTCTTTTAAAAGATCATTTATAGTTAAAGTTGCTCCTAATTTATTATTTCCGATAGCAAAAAATTCTTTAATTTTATTTGCAACTCTTGATTGTATGGTTTGTTTATTAATTTTATTATTTGTTTCTCGTACAACATAAAGACATGTGTTATTAAGAATATCTAAATTAAGAGTTGAAGAGTTACTCATTCCTAAACCAAATGCCATATAAATTGGATCTCTTGGTACCACAGTATTAGACAACATCTTTCTCTCTATTGTAGATTCAACAAGTAAATTTTTAAAAGATTCGCTTAAGAAAGGCGGGTAAGACCCGTCTTGCGTCATTGTAAATTTAGGCACCACAAAAACATTAATGTTATTAAAATCACAAGCATCAGCAAAATTTACTTGGTTGACAATTACTCTATTAACCTTGTTTGGATCAACGCATATGTCGTAAAAATATTTTATATATCCATTTAAGTAAGAATCATTACTCACAACTTTAACATCATTAACAACATTAGCGAGATTTTTATTAATAAAGCTTTCATAATCCGTTTCTGTTACTAGTCTTAATTGTGAAGAGAATACCTTTGGAGCATTTTGTCTTATTTGTTCTACAGTTTCAGCATCAGATAGAGCTGTTGACGGCTGCGGGTTACTAAAAGTAACAACAGAGTTATTTGTTGCATCTAAATATGTAGTTTCTTCCTTGTTTGAATATGTGTCATTGAAGATCGCTCGCTGACGAGGTGAATCATACACAAACAGCTCATTACCATTAATAGCGTTTTTGCTGATTATACCCCTTACGTTATCTGACTGCAAGTAGTTTACAGAAACAACATCACCTTGTGATAACTGCTTTCCAAATACACCATTACCAAACTTAACTTCATAGAAACCATTTTCATTTAATCTTGTCTCGTAGACTCTAGCGGTGGAGTCAGAAAGATACAAACTTTCAACTTCTGTATATTCATAATATGTATCATTAGCTGCTTCTTTAACATATACGCTAACGGTATCTTCAGCTATAAACTTTTCCACATCAGTATCAACAACGTTTTTTACAACTATAGGTAACGTCTCAAATGGCTCTCCTTGCGCTGTGTAATCCGGATACTCTTTAATAGTCCCCTGATATAAAACTACTGTATCATTTAATGTCTTTAAAATCTCGCTTGTGCTAACATTTTTATTAAATGAAAAATCATCGTTAAATGTATACTGTATTCCGTTTGCTAAAAAATAAGAATATTTTCGTATAGTGTAATTACCTGTTGGCATTGCTGCTGCAGCAACTGCGTTTATTGGTACTATAGAGGTTTGCTTACCAACAGGCTTATAGCCTATTAGCTTCACAATTTTATTCATATTCTCATACAGAGTAGCTTGATCAAAATTTACTTCAGAAGCGGTTGTGTTTAAGTAAAACAGCAACACATGGTAGGAGTAAGCAATTATATCGATAATAGCCGCGAGATTACTACCATCAAAATTTTGATCAGTAAATTTTTCATTCTCGTTTAACCTATTAACAATATAATCTTTAAGAGTAACCGCATCAAATGCTACATACGCATCTTGCGGGAGATTAAATTCTAAAAATTTGTTTGTTGTATCATTTGTTGGCATAATTAAAGTACAAAATATCCGTTATTATTTAATAGTGATTCAAGAGAGAGTCCAGTTATGTTTAATGAAGGTATATTTATTTGTAAAGTAATAAAGTATTCCTGTTGATCTGGAATTGGTTCTACGTTTACTCTTATAACCTGTACTCTAGGTTCCATAGACGGTAGCCTATTGATTATATCATCTTGTATTTGAAACCCATTAAAATCAGTTACAGGTTCAAAAAGATAGCGTCTTAAATCTAAACCATATTCCGGGCTCAAAATCTTTTGCCCGGGCGATGTCAAAAACGCATTTGTTATACTATTTTTTATAGCCTGTTCATCAAAAGAACCTTGTACGTCTTTAAGAGTTACCGTTTTGTTAATTTCTCTGTTATAGTATACAGATGGTGTAAGATCTAAAAATAGATCTTTGTATAGATAACCTTGCTCAAGCGAAGAGTTGTCTAAGTTATCTACAGCAATATCTGTTAACTTTATAAGAGCCATTTATAATATTTAATACTAGGGTGGTAAATCGAATTTAAGGAACTATAATATACTTATAGTATGCGTGTTAGAGGTAAAACTGATGTTGATGTAGAGATAACTACTAAGGAATTAGTATCTGCTCTTAAAGAGGAAGTTTATGCTGCTATGAATCTTCCTAACCCTAGAGAAGGACGTGTGTATGTTAAAGACGGTAGGTGGGTAATTAAAAAATCCGTGCACACAACACATGCTTTTGAAATCGAAGAAGATCTAGGACTTGCTATTGAAGACGATATTGAAGTGTTTACGGCGTTTCATACTTTAGCAGAATTTCTTAGAGATTAAGTTTATAGATACCGTGTGATTATTTGCAAGTCTGCATAAATAATATTATGGCAGGTAAAAAATTTGTAAATTTGCATGAGTCTTATATGAAAAGATATGAACGTGGAGGGTTCCTTGTCGGTGATGTCTTTAAGTTTAACGATGATTTTAAATCAACTGATGAGTATAAAGAGCTAGGAGCTAATACGCACGGCCTTCTAGATAAAATGATCGATTCAGGCCTTCATATAAGAATTACTGGTATTAAGGACACAGACCCTGCTCGATTTCCAGGAAATCCCGATACCTCTTCAATCGATGTAATTTTAAATCTCGCTCTTGATCAAGGCGGTGGTAGATATTCTGACCATGTATCTGTACCTGGTTGTTTAGGACAAGCTGTAGAATTTTATCCTAATCTTCTTCCTATACCTGATGCAATGCGTCGCGATAGTAACGTTAATATTAAGCCAGAGGAGGTTGCGGAAGATGAAGAGCATATTTCTAATAGATCAGATAGAGGTGGTACAGAGCCACATCAACTCACGCCAACAGAGAGATCTTTACCGAAACAAAATACGGAGATCCCATGTGATCCAGCTACCCCGTCACCGGCTGTGACTTCATATACAAATAAATACCTCGCAGATCTCAAATAATTTAAATTAAAGACTAAATAATATTATGCAACGACACAGCGATACACTCTTACTCGAGGAAGCTTATAAGGCAACTCAACTAACCCAGTATCTTCCTAATATGACAGTGCAACAGGTTCAATTAGTGATAGAAAATGGATCACCAGCAGAGCTAGAAATTTTAGATGAAGGCTTAAGAAGTATGCTTGGAGGAGCCGGTAACGTCTTAAAGGGAGGTAAAGAGGCACTTGGTCGTACAGCTAGCGCAGTTAAAGGTGCTGCACAACGCGCAGGTGATGCTGTAAAAGCCGGCGGTGAAGCGGTGGGAGCCGCTGCTGGTCAAGTCGGTAAAAATATAAAGGGAATGTATGACACAGGAAAAAGTGCTTCTGAAGCCGCACAACGTAAAGAACAACTTATAAACCACCTTGGGCAATTAGAAGATCTTTATAATGCCCATATGGAAGTAACGACAGATTCTCGCTTAAAGGGTAAGAGATTTCAAGATTTAACCTTTAAGTCATTACGCGCTGCATTAGGCGCTACAGCAGGAGTAACGGCTCGAGCCGCCAAAAAAGCTAGAGA